GTCCTCTTAAACCCAGCCTGTTCCAACTCCCGGTATGCTACCCTGTAGACGCTACCGATCTATGTTGAACACTGTTCTTCACGGTCCCGACGCTTCGGAACAAAAGACATTCTCACTGTGGGCTCATCACCCACGGCGCATCCGTCCTTTGCACTTCCACGTCCCGATCTTGAATCAGACTGTCCGTCCCATTTGCTCCCTTGGCCTCTGGCCCACTGCAACCGCGACCTAACCTTTGGTCCTGCAGATTGCGCAACCACTTATTATAGTGTTTGCCCTCGAGTAAATCGTAACTCGGAATTAACGGTTTGTACGAACGAATCTTTCGTGACCCTCTAATAATATTGAGGTGTTGAACATCACGATAAGATATGGCTGTAGAGCAATTCCACCAACAACCCTGAGCAGCTTTGCTCTTAAGTAGGTGTCGATATTGTGAATTCCCCTCTAACACAGACTCACCCCATGGTTGGACCGACCTAAAGTCCCCCATGAAGTTGCCGCAAACTTGCGCAAGACGGCTCGTCCCTGCTAAAGGTTCCCACTTTCTTACTTTGCATCCTGTTCTAGGATCTAAGTTATCTTCCAGTGGGTCTCTTTTGATCAGCCATGATTCCTCAAAGTTAAAGAGAGATCGACATACTTCCCTGTCTCTCTCAGTTATATCTTTGTAGGTAACCAATCTGGTCCATGTTTTGGGCTCGGAGAATGGATCTTCAGGACTTTGAAAATCGTCCATATCCTTAGGCAATCGCCTGTACTCTCTCCAGCACTTTCCAAACCGGATACACCATCGGGCTCTACTAAGCGCCAATCGACCAACGTTTACGTCCATCCTCGGATCTTCTGCACACATGGGTATTCCTAACCCACCCAATTCTTGGGGTAAGTGCCAGTCAAGACTCAATTTCTGGACATCCAAACGACGGTTTTTTGGCTGCTTTTCGAGATCTGTCAACATTGGAATTGCAAGCTCTTGCATCCACAGATCCCAGAACTTCTTACGCTTTCCTTCAGGAAATCCGCTCATCCAGAGTCGACCAGCATCGGCCAAATCAAGGACAGAACGGGGAGTACTATAACTCTTAGCGTCAAAACGCATCATTGCTGATGCATTTGCATAAGGAATTTCCATTACACCTTCAGAGATCCGCGCATACAATTGTGAATTGATTACGCAAAACTCTGAAGACTTGTAGACTTTCCCTATAGAAGGTTCTAAGCCACATTGAAAACTGATTGACTTCCAGTTTTCGTAGATGGTGTCATCACCAAGGAACAAACCATCATCTCCATTGACAAGGAGACTCTCGTTACGCACGTTTGCATAGGATTCAGGATCCATTGCGAGAGTAATGACGGTTGCATTTGCTATGCAAAGAACGATAAAGCTCAATATGCTGCCCATAAGTTGGCCGTTCTTCTGTTCTACTGTTCCCCTTTTACGCTGCACCTCTTCCCATGTATAGGGAATCTTAAATGCGGTCGGATCATAGTCCCCATAGACAAGTAAGTGTTCACACAGACTTTCGTAACACAATTCGAAAGGTAAACCTGTGATATCACAAATTGCTTCTATGACCATTTTGGACATGTCAGACTTGAGGTTGTCAGTCGCAGCGCTGTAATCTACGGAAATCCAAGACTTCTCCCCGACAGGAATGTCAGCTCCTGTACAGGGTCTACCCGTCAATGCAAACCAGGGGTGTCGCTTCAGACACTTCCACAAGGCTTGTTGTGCCCCGGCTAATGCATAGGTAGACCACGAAGTCTCAGCGGTAATGACGCGTACCTTTAATGGTTCGGTAAGAGCAATCGGTTTGGCAAAGATGCGATCAGTCAAGCGCAGAACAGGCTCCACGGCAATTGGCACTTTAATGACACTATATCCGGTGTCGTGAAAGGTCCAATTATCATGGCCTGCTAAGGCTATCTCTATTTCGCTCATTTGTCCTCCATTGCTCCGTCTCGTTCCGAAACACGCGTTCATGGAAGGTTCCCACCAGTGTCTAGGCTGTTCGTAAGCATTGAACACGCTTTGACAGATAGCTCGGATCCGCTTTTTGATCAGCAGACGAGAGACTACCCCAGTGTCTTTCCCCTTCCCCGTAGTTACATACGAAATCTTCTCTTGTTGCGCTGTCAGCGCTTTCTCGTGCTTCTCAAGGTTCGCTTGAATGAAGTCCGTCATCGCAGGCGGACAACCCTTCTTAAAATATAAGAAGGCTTGAGCTTTAGAGAAAAAGATTTCTCGATTGGAGGTCCTTTGTAGTAATCTTATCACCCTTCGATGATTGCTATACCACGGACTTAGCTGTCCAACACGCCAACTGAATGGTAGTTGAACGGCCTCCAACGGCTCTGTTTTGGTTAACATGTTAAAAACAGAGACACTCTGGTACTTCGCGATTCGTTCCGCCTTTCCGTCTAAATAGAGACGACTCCACTGAAGAATATTCAGTAATCCTACCTTCAGGTCCTTTGTACCGCATTTAAGCGTTGGCAAAGGATCCCCAAGGGAAGAATATAGAAGTCGAATCCGTTCGAACATCATGACGGCACGATAGCATTTTGCTAGTACCACAGCTTCATCCTCAGTAGCCACCTTAGTAAAAAGGCATCTACCGGGACGGTCAGACCACCATGCCCTACCTGACAAGAGTTCAGGTTCATGGTTGGCCCATCTGGCATTTGGGAGCTGTATCAGGTTCGCCAGTAACCGACACAGGGACTTTTGCAAGGGGTGGAAACCTTGCGCGATCTCTGTTCCAGACGCGAGAGCATGGATATCTACCAGCTCTTTGGATGAAAGTGTGTAGTTTAATGACATTATGTTGTTTTATTACACCTTCT